TGGTGCCGACAGTTTCCCTGCCATCACCCGAAACTAGACCGGCTATGCCCTACAGCGTCGCCGCTTCGACGAACGCCTGATCGACCTGTGCTTCCGTCAGCCCAAGAGCCGCCGCGAGCGGCACAAGCATCGAGTGCGACCGCTCGACGTACGGAGCGTATTCCCACTCGACCCGGACGCTGTCCCGCTGGAGAGCGTCAGGAATTGCGTCGATAGCTGTCTCGACCGCAGCGAGCGACACGCCGTGAGCGACCAGCCACAGGCGGATCTGGCGAGCGGAGACGCTTGCCGGCACGGCTGGCGTGAGCGTCTCCGACTGATTGGTGCCGATGACGTTGCCGCTCTCGTCACGGACCTCCCATGTGTGCAGCCCTTCGATGATCCCGATGTAGGTGGTGATCATGAGAACCTCGCGTACAGTACCTGCGACTGTGCGTTTGTAGCGGTGACAGTGGACAGGTCAGACTGCGAGGTGCGGATTGCCGTCAGCCTCGGCGTCAGCGCAGACATCTCGGCAAGGCCCGAGTTCCCCTGAATAGTCGGCATGGTTGTGCCGATGCAAAGCAGAGCCACGCCGTACCGAGTGCCAGCATTCAGCGTGTAGGTCGCCGGGAAACCGCCCGCCGTAGAAAATGAGCGGGTGTATGCCGTGCGTGTGGCAGCAAAGAGGCTAGTGTCTGATGCTGTCTGCGCGACTAGCGTGGCGACACCAGTAGATTCGACGTATTCGACCAGCCCCATGCGGGCGAGCGTCAGGCCAGCCGCAGCCGTGCCGCCAGACAGCATGGTCACCTGTGAGACAGTCAGCGTGGTCAACGGCGTGAAAAACGAATACAGCACGTTGCCGCTGGTAGCGACGAGGAACGAGAGTACCATTCGCGGGAACGTCTCGACCGCCGTGGTCGGCATGGACAGCCGCGACAGAAACGTGGCATTCGTCACCACGTTGCCGCTCAGTCTTGCATCCGCGAGCGTGCCCGACAGATCCGCTGCCGATCCGCTCGTCGCCACAGTCGCCAGCCCGCTCACCTGCGCCGCCGTGATCGTCAGCGGGTCGCTGCCGTTGATGGCGTGCTGTGCAGCGTGCCCCGTGACAGTTGCCACGAGATCCCACGCCGACCCCTGCCAGACAAACTGCCTGCCGCCGACAGTCGCTTGCTGCCCGACTGTTGGTGATGACGGAAAACTCATGAGTACGATCCTCCGTCCAGCGTGTCAGCCAGGCCGCTCGTACCGACTTCTGCGTAGACGCTGCTCGCTGCTACCCAGCGATAGATACGGCTTGTGGCTGTGCTGAGATAGAGACCGTTGGCTGATCCCGTCGCCGGGAAACTTGCGGCTGATGCGTATGCGACAACGGCAGGATCGCCAGCTGCACCCGTGGCACCGGCGGGACCGGTCGCACCTGCCGGACCCGGCGAGCCTGTAGCACCTGCCACGCCAGCCGGTCCCTGTATCCCTTGCGGTCCCGCTGGCCCGGTCGCACCAGTAGCACCGGCAACGCCGGCTGGACCGACATCGCCCGTGTCACCCTTGGCACCGGCGACGCCTTGGATTCCTTGCGGCCCGGTCGCTCCAGCCACGCCCGCTGGTCCTTGCGGTCCCGTGTCGCCTTGATCGCCCTTGTCTCCTTTTGCACCCGCAACGCCAGCGGCACCTGGAATACCCGGCGGCCCTTGGATGCCCTGCGGTCCCGTGGCACCAACCGCACCGGCTGGACCCGTGTCGCCGGCGTCTCCCTTATCGCCCTTGGCTCCGGTCGCACCCGCAACGCCTTGGATGCCTTGCGGTCCCGCCTCGCCTGCAACGCCAGCTGGACCCGCTGGGCCGGTCGGTCCTGCAACGCCCGCCACGCCTGCGACGCCCGGCACGCCTTGCGGTCCTGTCGCGCCTGCAACGCCGGGAATGCCCTGCGGCCCGGTCGCGCCGGCAACGCCTGGCACACCCTGCGGTCCCTGTGGCCCGACAGGACCGGCAGGACCGGTGACGCTGTAGTCAGTCCACGACGTCAGATTGCTCGCCAGCCGCCACGTCACGCCGTCTGAGAGCGTCAGCACCAGCATACCCGCCTCTCGCCTCAGAGCCGGTATAGCGTCCCTCTCGGCGATGTCTGCCACGCTGCGGTAGCCGCCCTTGCCGTACTTTGCCTCGTGCGATGCGTGCGTATCGCTCGTGTCGAACGGCACGACCGGCGCGAGTACGTTGGTGCCCTTGATGCTTGACATACGTCATGTCACCACGAGATTGACGGTGCCGGTGATCGGATACGTTGAGCGGTAGATGCCATAGCTCGTCGCAGCCTGCCCGGCGAACGTGATCGTCCGCTGCGTGGTCTCCCAAGCGGAAGACGTCAGACCGCTGACGGCGAAGACAGGTACGCCGAAACTCGTCGGAAGAACGACGTAGATATACGCAGTCTGTGCGGCGATCGTGCGGGTCTGTGCCCGAGTGCCGCCGAGGTCGCTAGAGAGGCTGGCAACGATCTGTGCGTCAGTAATCGTCGTTGCGGCGAACGACCCCCAGAAGCGACGCCTGAGCGTTGCAGGCACGCTGGACGCTTCAGCCGTGGCGACCGTATGCACACGCACCGTCTGGCGGAACGCATCGCCGTAGTGGAATACCGGCACGCCTCGCGGGCTGGTAACGTCATACGTGACGTCCACGCCGTTGAGCGTTTCACGGATCTTGTCGTGCCGCTGCGGCTCGCCAAACGGCAGCGAGCCAGACTTGATCAGGAAATCCCGGCTTTCCCATTGCTCGATCACGCCGCTCGTGCCTTGCGCCTCAAACCGGCTCGTGCCGACCGTGGCGTTGACCACGCCGTAGTCAGCGCCTCGGTAGTAACGCACAGACCGCGACGCACCCGCCGACAACTGGTCAGCGAGCCAAGCCGCACCGCTGGCGAGTAGGTCGGACATGGGCACCTCTGGCTACAACACCGCCGGCGGCGCGGAAAGGATGAACGCTGCCGCCGGCGGCTTGCAGTGGGACGAGAACTCAGCCGACGTTGAGGATGACCATCACCGACGCATCGCCCGACGCAGCCGCAGCAGCTGCCTTGCCAGCCCGCTTGTGCGTGCTGGCAGTCGTGGTGACAACGCTGTTGGTGGCATCCCAGTACAAGAGAGCACCCTGCGAGACAGCGCCGGTCGCCTTGGCGATGCTCCACACGCCATCGACAGCCACCGCACCAAGTGCGTTGGCGGCGATCGGGCGAGGAGCCACGGTCACGAGATCACCGAGCAGGACAACATCGCCAGCCGCAACAGCGGCGGAAGGCGTGTAGTCGATCAGACAGCCAGCCTGAGAATAAGAAGCCATTAGGATCACCTACTTTCTGGGAAATGGGTTGGTTGGCATCATGCCGCCGGGCGGGCTTGGGCTCCCGCCCGGCGGTCACGGTTTGTCTTCAGATCAAGAAGCGTCAGCCTTCACGCCGGCGAGGTATTCGGCCTTGGCAACGCCAAAGTCAAAATACCCCCTCATGGACACCCCAAGCGTGTTGAAGTCGGCTTCAGCCGTCTCGACGATGGGGCTCTGCACGCCGTTCAAGAACGCCACTTCCATCACCGGCATGTCGCTCGGCGAGGCGAGGAGGTAGTAGTCCTCGGCGCTGGACAGGTAGCTGGTCGAGACGACCTGATACCGCCCGGCGAGCACGTTCACGTTAGGAGCCGCAGACGAGCCGCCCACGAGCAGAGCGGAACCCATGATCTCCGCAGCCGACAACTCGATGTCGGACGGCACCAGCAGGATGCGAGGATCAACGGCAACCGGGTTGCCATCGGGATCCTTGAGCTTGCGGAACATCGTGGCAATCGCCTTGAGGTTCGCCAGGCTCAGAGCACCCGCCGTGGTCTTCTTGTTGCCACGGCCCGTGGTGAAGAACGCCGAGTCATCCTGGAACGAAGCCCAGAAGACGTCGTTCAGCTTCAGAGCACCGCCACGACCGATCCGCTGCGGAACCGCAGTGAGAGCACCGAGGTCATCGTTGATGAGGTCATTGCGAGTGACGCTCGTCATGATGCCGTAGGTCTCTGCCGAGATCGTGCGGCTCTCGTCGCTCACGGCAGCGTTCTTGAGTTCGCCGCCAGGAGCGACCTTCTCGAACTTCATGCCACCGTTGAGCCTGTAGCTCGTCAATGCCTTGAAGTCGTTGACCGAACGCACAGCCGAGATCGAACGCCAGCCGCTCTCGACGCCGTTGAAACCGGCGAGGAGGAACTTGTTGACGGTCGCCGACAGGATGCCGCTGATCGAGTGCGTGGCCCACGCCGCCTGAAGGATCGGACGCAGGGTAGCAGCGGTGAGCCGACGCGAGCCGGTGTAGCCGCCTTCCTCAGCAGCCGAGAGCAGCACTTCGCCGAGGCTCGTCGTCCGCTGGATCTTGCCAGCGGCTTCGAGGGTCTTGGCGTCGTACTGCTTCTCGACATTCGGCAGGTTGCCTTGGAGGGCGAACGCTGCCTCGATGACTTCTGGGCTGCGGCTGGTCGGCTGCGCCATGTGGATGGCAGGAGCCGCAGGACGCTCGTCGCGGGTGGCGATCAGCTTTTCCATGTCGGAAACTTTCTTTTCGTAGGTTGCGAGCCGAGCCAGGAGAGCCTCGTTGGCGTCCTGCTTGACTTCGTTCTCGGCC